CAAAAGTTTGAAACACACGACGTGGATCCCTAATTAGTTGGTCTGATTTCGATACTATTAAACCGCAAAAACTTGCTTCAGATGGGTCAGAAACCTCCACCATTTTAATAGTAAATCCAAGTTTCTTATAGAATTCTGAACTCATGTCGAAATCCGCGACAAAAAGTCCATCATCCCCTTCAACTAATCCGTCTATAAATTTATTCTCTTTATGAGCGTGAAATAATGCTAACATCAAATTTGTGAATCCATTGCCCAGAGATGTACACATATCTCCAGACATCCTACGGGCATTGACTGTAGCCTTAATTCCACTCCTAGTTCTCATATTATTTGGCCCTGATATTACGTCACAAATGAATTTGCCATCATCAGTTGGGAAGCAATGTTGATACAACTGGAGCTCACATGCCTCCATAACGTCTTTATTAAAATGAGATTCAAAAGCAGTAAAGTCAGTGGCAAAGTATTTCAACCCACTTCGCCTCATTTTATTGATTTTATCTTTGCGCTCCTCTATGGTCATGTTTTTAACGAAGTAAGGAAATGTATAAAGCTTCTCTTCAATAGCCTTGAAGAAAGGGCCTGACCAACATTTAAACTTGTCAGTCCTGCTATTTATCATGCGAGCATGTTTTAACTCAGTATAGCTTTCAGCTTTAACAAATGTGTCGATGTGCTTACATTCCTTTCTAGTGGGTCTCACTTTTAATGACCTGAAACAATCGCGTAGTTGCTTCTTTCTGTTCTCATTATAATGTGTTCCGGATAACCAACATTCAAATGTCAAAGGACTTAACGGTGTCATGTTTACATTTAACCAATTTTTGACAAAGGATTTAAACTCCATTAGCAATTCTGGGTCAGCTTCAGGAACTACTCTCAGTAGCCTCTTGCGAAACCCCGCGCCCACAGTTTGTGGGTCATTGCTGTCAACACAAATTGGTGTGTATCCTGGAACAGCGCACATTGGAAGACGCCCAAACATTCGTCTTCGAAATTTGCGTTTCAACGGTAGAGTTGCACTCCCTATTGCTTCATCTGCCGTTGGTATTGGAAGGGGCATCTCCTCAGCTCGAGCCCCTTCTATATACACCTTACGTTCAGTCACGTAGGGGTCCAGTCCAGTTCCGCCACACACGGAACTGGGCCAGCTTGAAAATTTCTGTGCCTAATAGCAAATAAAGCCACTAAAGCTGATGAGTGTGAGATATGTATGTGAGCTGAATCAGGAATAGGTAAACACGCTATTCTTCTAATAGCATGCTCAACGTTCGAAACTGCAACTTCAATAGGTTGCAGTAAGTCACACTCAGTTAGCGCTGAACTTACCCAATGAGGACAATAACAATGTGTACCAGATTTGGGTATTTTTCTAAGCAGCCATTTAATGACAGGCATCAATATGAAATACATGAACCTGTACCACTGGAAAAAGGCAGGAGACTTATAACTCAAGGTAGTCAACTGGTTCTTCTTCTCGTGGGGAAAAGTGAAATAATAATCTATTAACATCAACAGACTTATTATAAAGCTCAATATGGCTGCAGACTTAAAAGGGCTAACACAGAAATAATATTCTCTCACTGTGTAGTCGATTTTACACAGTTCGACACCCTGCTTCAATTCCGATATCCCTCTATTCACACACAATCTCTGCTCCCTCTCATAAGGCAGAACAGACTTATATTGTCTAGCGGAAATAGGTTCTCTATTTGTGGTGAAACGGACATAATCACGGACATCTTCATTCGGAATCATGTATCCTTTCAACGGAGGTGATGGATTGCCACAATTAGCGTCTGAGGTTGTTCCTTCAGTACTGCTAAATTCGAATTTGGAATCAGATTCCTCATTGTGTGTGGCTCTGAAGCTATTGCGCATACGGATATCAGATGATATTGACGTTGGCATTGGAGATCTAGATTGGGGTGTCTTGCGACCTCGGCGCGGTGGCCGTCTTGGGGTGAGATCAGACTCTGAACTAGATGAACTGGTTTTGCTGTTATGAGACGTCTTAGAAACGGCAACCTTACCTTTTTGCGAGGCCAAGTATCCATTGTCTCTAAGAGTGTCATACAATATTCGATGATAATGATTGTCTACCAACTGCTTCAAAGAAGACTCATCTACGACAAATCCACTACCATAGGCTGCCCCAAATGGGGTCTCATTCCATAAGTTCATCAAGTGATCAACACTCACCCAATGGTCTGGATGACTATACTTAATGATACCGTCATCCACATAAGAACGTAACTCACACCAACAAAATTTACATGTGCGTGTCCTAATCTCGTTAACAAAAGACTGGACAGATAACTGATGCACATAATCTTGATCAAATGGACATTTGATCTTGGGACCGGGGTTTTTC